GGACCACGTCGCCTATGGAGGTGATCTGCCCGTCGGGGATGTAGTCCCGGTAGAACGCGCCGTCGTCGCCGAGTTCGGTGTCGGTGGTGTCGAACACCCACGACTTGTGCGGCAGCTTCTTCTTGTTCTTCGTGATCGCGACCTCGCTGCCGGTCACGGTCACGTTGTCCTCGCCGTAAACCGCTTTCAGCACATCCGCGTTCAGCGATTCGAGCAGCACGAACTTGTAGGTGTGGGTGTAGTCGGTTTGCAGGACTTTGACGGTGGCGCCGCCGAAGTTCTTTTTCTTCTCAATGGAGCGGTCGGTGGTTTCGGTGATGCCGTCCTCACCCAAATGGCCGAGGTCGGTCCAGTCGGCGGGGTCCAGCGCGGTGGTTGCGTCGGTCGGGCCGGCCGTACCCAGATCCGCCACCAGGCAGGAACCGGTCGCCAAGGGTTCGGCGGCGTACACATTTTTGGTGTCAGAAGCCATGATCGTTTGCCTTTCCAGGCGGAAGTGTTTTCGGGGTTAGAAGGACGCCCGCAGAAGTACGTCGAGCGTCATCTGAAATCGGGGTGTCGAATCGTCTGGGTCATCGAACCGGGCTGGTGTGCCCACGGGGACCACGTTCCTGATCCCGTTGCCCGGTTGGTGTTTCGCTGCCTGCATGTGCGCATACACTGTTTCGGCGAGTGCGCCGGCCGCCATTTCGGCGGGGTGATAACAGTGAATGATCAGCCTGCGTGGCGATAAGGCGATGTTGTCGCCGCCGCTGGTTGATGCGGTGCTGATGGTGACCAGCAGGGTCGGCCGGTTGGCCGGTACGTCGGTGGCGACCCGGATCGCCGGGTCGAGGACCGAGGTGAGGTAGTCGCGCACCACTTTCGGTGCGTACTTGTAGACGCCGGTGGCCGGTGCGGTCATTAGTTGCCGCCCGCGAGGTGCAGATTGTGGACGAGCGTGTTGTTACTGGCGTTGTCGCGCATCGCCGCCCCGGTCGCGGTGATCACCGTGGCCCGGTAGCCGCGTTTGGACAACGGTTTGTCGCCCTGCACGCTCACCATGTAGTTGGCGGGTGATTCGGCTTTCTCCGACAGCGGTAGACCGGCGTTGCAGGCGTCAGCGACCCGGTGCATCCGTTTGACGCATTCGGTGTCGACGATGTCCTTCACCATCTTGTTCCAGTTCGGCTTGTTGAACCGCAGCCGGTCAGCCATTCACCCGGTCACTCTCTTGAGTTTCAAGATGGTGCCCGGATTCCACTGATGGAACCCATAGTTCGCGTCCTCGACAGCGACCACCTCGAACGCACCCGGCCCGAACCCGACCGGCAGGGTGAGACGGTCCCGCACCGACACCACCGTGCCGGCGGGGACCGCCACATCCACATCAGATACCACCCTCGAGGTGTAGCCGTTGACGGACTCCACCGCGCTCGGCTGGATAGCGATCACCCGCACATTGGTTGCGGCCGCCCACGATTCGGCGTCATTGCCGAGATCATCAGTGCCCGAACCGTTGAACACCTCATGCCCAACAATCCACGGGGTTGGGAAACTCACGGCGAATCCCACACCGGAACATCGGACAGGACGCCGCCGTTGGCGGGCATCAAATCAACTTCGAACGCATGTCCGGCCGTCGACGCCTTGCATAACTTCTCCAACTGTTCGATCTCCGACGGCCAGAACATGCCCCGGCGTTGTTGCCGGGTGTCGAACGCCTGCGAAAAGCCGAGCGCGGTCAACTGTTGTGACGCGCCGGTGCCGGAGTCGTGCCAGCGGAGGATCGCCCCCCGGATGACGGCTTTGGCCGCATCCGGGTAGGCGAAATCCTCGGCCGTGATGCACGGTGCGTGCAGCACAGCCATCGCCAGCGCGTCCTCGATCATCGCTTCGGCTTTCGCCTCTTCGATGTCGGCGAACGGCGCCAGGTCGTCGACGGTGATCGACACAGCGGGCATTAGAAGGCTGCTGTCCCTTTGGTATAGGTAACAAACGCATCTGGGCTGCCCATCACAAATCCGTAATACGCCTCTACCAGGAGCAGAACGAGGTTCTCCTGGAACGCGGAGTGCCACGTCGAACCGTCGTAGTACGACGCCTCCTGGCTGACGCGCACGCTGATGTCCATGCCGACGCCGTACACGGCTTGCGACCAGTCGCCGCCCACACCACGCAACAGGGTATCGGTGCCGCCGGAACCGGACGCCACCACGGTCGCTTTCGATGCCGCCGCCGTGCCACCGGTCAGGGTGGTCTGGTTGACGGCGAACGGCGCCGCCGGTGCGGTCACACCCGACGCGACATCCACGAACGTGAACACATACGGGCCTGGTGCCGAGCCGGTGACCGTGACACCGGAGTAGATGCCGCCCCACGCCCGCACCGCGGTCTGCAAGGTGGCGCCGGACACGTTGTATGCCTGGCTGGTGGAGTTCCCACCGGAGAACAGGGTGAACGTGCCACCGGTCGGGGTGCCGACGAGGGTGATGGTCTGCACCTTGTCGCCGGCCCGCACATACCGGCCGGAAACCCCGGTGTTGAATGCGGTTGGGAACCCGGCGATGGTGCCCGCCGAATGGCCCGCCGAGTTCACCGAGTCGGTGTACACGGGTCGGCCCTGCGTGTCGACCTGCAACTGGGCGTCGATCTTCAGTCGCGGGTCGGCGGCGATGCCGGTGAAGTCGTAGTTCTTGTCGATGACCCGGCCTGCGCCGGTGACCACATCGACATATATTCCGCCGGCCGCGGTGGAGGTTGTGCCCAGCGCGACAGTGTTCGTGGCGAGCGCCAGGTATTCGGTGAACGGTCCCGCCGCCCCGGTGCGCAGCGACAGTCCGTTGATGACGGCGTAGTCGAACGCTCGGGCGATGGCGACCGGAAGATCCTGCTGCAACAGGTCGTACAGGCCGGCCGGGTTGGTCTTCGCGACCTCCTCGGACACGGGGACCAGCAGGGCGACCTTTTTGCCGGTCATCTGCTTGACGCCGGTGCCGACCTGCGCGGCCGGTTTCACGCCGCCCTCTGCGACCCAGTCGGCGACGGGGACATCCATCGGGACGGGGATCGCGGTGTTGGCGCTGACGGACAGCGGAACCCTGCGCGCCAAACTCTGCACGGCGGACAGTTCGGTGGCCTTGTTGAAGATCGGGCCGGTGATGGTGGGTGGTAGCAGGGTCGAAGAGACCGAGCTGAGAGTAGTTGCCATTGGAATTTAGGCTTTCTATGTGTTGGAGAGCTGGTTTGACAGGAATGACGCGAACTGGCTGGCCGGACTGGTCGCCTCGAGCGGTGTCCGGCCCTGGTTCGGGTCAGGTTTCGGGGTCCGCGGTTTCGCGGCCTCCCCGATGAGTTCGAGGACATCCTTCGCTGACGCTTCGATCTCCTGACGGGTCGTGCCCGTCAGGAACTTCATCGCATTAGCGGGGACACCCTGTTCGGTTGCCACTTCGTAGCGGATCAGGGCCGCTTCGGCGGCGTCTGCCCGTGCTGTTTCGGCGGCGATTCGGTCGGTTGCCCGTTCGGCTTCCGACTTGGTTGCTTCCTCGAGCTGGTCGAGCCGGTTGGCTTTAGTTTTCAGTTCTCGGATCTGCGCCTTCTGGGCTGCAAGAGTTCTGACGAGGGGGTGATCGGGTGGGAATTCGTCTGGTTTCGGCTCGACAGTGTCATCGTCGGGTTCCGGTTCGGAGCCGTCGATCAGAGTGGGTGGAACGGGTTCGGTCATGCTTGTTGCTCCCAAGTTTTGGGTTGAAGAAAACCCCGGCCGGTTCGATCGGGGCGAGAATTAGATGGTTACCAGGCTGGCGCGGCCGAGCATCCGCAGTGGTCGTGCGATTTGAACTGCACGCTCGTTTGCGTGTACACGGCTCCGCGTCCGATGAGCATGGCGCAGAACGAACACTTGCCCGCCCCTGTGCGCTTCCAGCCCTTGGCTTTCGGGTCGGCGATGGACGAATGCATGACGGTGTCGCGGGCCGAGTTAGCTATCCGGCGCTGCGCCCCGCCTTCGAGGTTGACGCGCGCCGCCTCGAAGTCCGGTTCCGGCTGCTGTAGCGGTGCGGTAGCCCACCCGACCAGTTCGTGTGCCCCTTTGTCGCCGAGGTCGGGGATGACCGCCGTGAAACGTCCGGCGATGCCGTCGGTTTCGCGTAGGTCGTCGTACCAGTCGGCGGCTAGTGCGGCTGCTGCCATGCTCCAGGTGTCGATGAAACCCGGCATCAACTCATGCAGGGCTTCGGTGATCTCATCGACCGTGGACAGTGCCCAGATGGCGGCTAGTTCTTCGAACGCGATGTCGTTGACTACCGCTACCTGTTCAGCCAGTTGGGGCGGCATTCACAATCCCAGGCTGCGCTGGCGGCGGCGCTGGTTGCGTCATCCGTTGCTGCAACGTCTCCAACACCGACCGGCCCACCACGCGGCGCCGCTCCGACTCCAACACCCGCTGCTCAGCAGGCGCCAAACCGATCCGATCCGCAGTCACCGACGACGCCGCAGGCAAAATACCCGCCGCCACCAACTTAGACACCTCATCCGCCGCCGCCGCCCGCGTCGGAGTAGCAGCATCACGCCACTTCGCCGACACCGCAGAGTCATACCCGTCAGGAATAGCGCCGTCACGAATCAACAGGGCCAGACGGCCCACCTCCCGCCACGCCCTACCGAACGACGCCTGCCTGCGCTCCGCGCGCTTCACCAAACGGGCCTCACCCGCCCGGATCGCGTCCGCAGACGCCGGATTATCAGTCTGGAACCCCAAATAGGCGGCCGGAATACCCGCCTCAGCAGCCAACAAAGTCGCATAACCACGAATCTGATCCACATACGGCGCCGGGGACGCAGGCGAGAACTGTTTAACGTCCGGCTGCGGATCATCAGGATTCTCAGACGGCGGGATCATCAAATACCGGCCCTGAATCGCCGTCCACTGACTGATCGCGTTGCCCGTCGAATCCTGAAACATCTCCTCAGCGATGTTCAACCCCACCCGCTGCGGCGCGTTATAGAACTCGCGGTTCGTCTCCAACCCGCGCAACGTCCGGCCCGCCGCCTCCGTGTAATACCGGACAGGGCGGGTGATCTCCGAACGGCCGATCTGCCTCGAGCCACGCGCCCGGTTCGGTATCAAAACCACCGGCACCCGACCCAGACGGTGTTCATCCCGGTCCACCGTCAACCACACACCGTTCGTGTTCGCGAACGTCACCGTGTAGTCCGGCTGGTACAACGTCACCTCGGTGGGCCGGTCATCGGCCATCGTCACCGACAACGCCGACGACAGGCGGCGCGCACGTTTGTCCCACACCCCGGTCGCCGACAACGGCGACCACGGCGTCACCAAAGGTGACGGCTCCCCATCCCCGCCGGTGCCGACAGCCACGAACGACAACCCGAAGATCAGCGCATCCAAATGGGCCATACCGGATTCGACATCCAAATCATTGGATGCGTACACATCGTCCAGGCCGAAATCCTCTTCGCTGTCCGATGACCAGCCGAGCCAGTCCAGACGCTCCTCGAGGACATCGACCACCGTGCCAGGCCAGCCGGCGACGACGCACAGGTTCCGCATCGACGGCGGCGTCGAAATCCCCAAATCGCGCACCACACGGGAACCGTCGTAAAACTGTTGCGCCTCGACGTTGGCGACATTCACCAGCAGCAGCCGAGCCAAACTCGATGAAATCAACCGCTGCTCATCATCATTCGCCACCGACATGCTCAGCAAGGAGGGTGACAGCGCGACTTCACTGATCGTCAACTGAGAACGACCGCCTTCCTGTCACGAGTCTTCCTGCGTTTCACACTGCTGGCCCCGAACAGGGCAAGCGTCACGGCCACAATCGGATGGATCTGCGCCCCAGTGTTCCTACGGTCCCAACCCCAACCGCCCGTATCGCGGATCGGCCGGCGCTTCGCGCCAGCTATCGCATCCGCCAGGCGGGGCTGGTCAGCGTGCGACAAGGTGTCCGCGGTGACCCCGGCTTCGAACGTCCCGCAGCCCTGCGCCATCTCCGCACCCGTCGGCTGCACCACACGCAGGCTCACACCCCTGGAACGAAGCTCAGGGATCAACGAGGCTGCGCTATACGGGTCCACCACCACCGGCGTCCGGCGTCCAGCCGCAGCGACCGCAGCGACGATCCACTCCACCGTGGCAACAGTGTCGGCGTTGGCCCACACCTCCTCGACGTAAGCCGCACCAGTGTCATCGATCCAGCAGGCACCCACCGAGATGTCGCGGGCATGGGACATATCCACCCCGAACGCCGTCGGCTTCACCCCATCGGCCGGCCCCGCTGAAATCATTTCCCGCCACCGCGCCTCAGTGACAATCGGCGTGTTCGCGCTCTCCGGCCAAATCCCGAGCCGCTCCATCTGAAACTGCTCCCGGTTCATCGAAGCAAGCTCAGTCGCCACCGCGTCATACTCGATGCGCGTCCCATACGCCGCGTTCGCCTTCGCCCACGTCGCCGGGTCTTCAATCGGATCATCCGGCTCCGCAGCCCACTCCAAATACGCGCGTCCAGGCTCGCGGCCCTCGATGCCCAAAGCGCGCTGCCGCCCGAACACCCCGCCGTCGTCGCCGTCCTTCGGCGGCGTCCCCAACAGCCACGCCTGCGGATTAGGGCGAGCCGACATCGTCGGCAAAATGTCACCCCAAGTGGTGGCACTCAAAATCTGGGCCTCATCCAACAACAGACAATCGCAGGAGAAGCCGCGCCCGCCGCCGCCAGACCCTCGGGCCTTCAGTTTGATCATCTGCCCCGACTTGAACCGGATCTGCTCCCGGCCCACCGCCCGGATCACCCCATCGACACGGCGGCCCACCGCCGGATAAACCTCGATGATGTCCAGAATCCGGTTGAACACCTCCCTAGCGGTGTCCTGCTGATGCGCCGACGCGATGATCATCTGCTCGTTGAACAACAAAATCCCGGCCATAGCGCGGGCGACGATCAGTTGGCTCTTGCCGTTCTGCCTCGGTGTCGACACCGCCACATGGCGTGCCGCCCACCTACCATCGGCACGCTCACCCATCGCAGCCTCGAGGACAAGCTCCTGCCACGGGTCCAGCACCGTACCCAAACTCGCCGACAGGTCAGAAACGTCAGCCCAAGAGTTCGCCCGCGCCGGCGGGGCGTACAGAATCCTCGGCGGGGGGCTGGCCTGCGCCGCGGGCAGTGCGCCTGGCGGTGATCTCATCAACCGCATCTCCCTTCCGCTCAGCCGGCCGAATCCTGTCAATACGCTCCAACACATCCGCCAACCGCAGATACAGCGGCGCCTTGTCCCGAACCGAATCGCACGCCTCCAGATCCACGCCGATCTGGTTCCGCATCGCCTCAAGTGTTTCCAACGTCCGGCCGCGCCGAACCACCGCCGAAAACTTACGGACAGTCACGGCGCGCCTCCCTGAGATTTTCCCTGCGTGTGCATTTCGCCT